CCCCTGCTATTGTAGCAACGGTAGGATTACCAGAGCTTAAAGTAACAGTTTTAGTAACAATATACGAGTGAGGTTTCCAATCAATTTCAATTGGAGTAGCCCCCGTAGAATCTAAGAAAGCAGAAGCTGCTTTAGCTTCAGTATCTATATAACCTAAAGCAAGGGCTTCAATTGGATCATTATCTTGATCTTGATCAAGAAAAACTCGATTTACAATTCGATCGCCACGATTATATGTTTTACCATCTATACTAATAGTATCAGTACCAATATAATATGCGGCACCACTTGTTACAAGAGTAGTAATTTCGTAAGTATTACTCGAGTCAACTTCAATCTGTCGATCAAAAGTGATTTGTGAAGTTGTAGCACTCTTTACTACTCCACTAAAGTCTACAGCATTTCTGTCTCTGTCTTGAACATTGATTATATCTCCAGGACGAAGAAATGCGCCTTGAAGTCCAGTTTTAAAACTTACAATCTCTTTCTGATTTTGGGCAGTCCAAAGTTTCCACTTACCATATCTATAAGCTTGACCTTCTGAAGTTGCTCCCATCGCAACAGCAGATTGAGAAATAATTCTATTATCTCTAACAATTGCTTCTCTATCTTCTACTATTAATGGTACGGGTTCATAATTATTGTTAGGATCATTCCAAGTTACAACACATTGATTAATTCGTGTTTTTCGTCCCGAAGTTTCATAAGCAAACTCTCCATCAACAACATTTGCCTTGGAAAAGTTTGCAACAGGCTCTCCTGGAACATCTTGAACTACTGTTAATTTACCATCCAGCCAGTATAGCATACCTATAAAGACTGTAGCCATATCTTTTAAAACTTTATATACTTCGGTGGATTTTGCTAAATAAATATTTGCTCTAAATCGAGGCTCAAGTATATCATTTCCATTTGAATCTTTATTACCAGAAGGTACTAATTCATCACAATATTTTGCAACTCTAAATAGTGAGTACTTATCAATTATATCAGGTGAAATCCATTGTCCACATCCATATCTATTATTTGTAATAATATCATAAAATACCCATGCTGGATTATCTGTGTAAAACAGTTGATCTTTAAACTTTCCATTCCAGAACTTATCATACTTTGCTACTCCATCTTCTGTTTCTTCTCTGGGAGTATACGCATTTGGAATTCTTACTTTTAATCCTCGAAGATGATAACTTCGAGAGGGAACGTTGTTGTATGTTTGAGAAGAAAAAGTAATAGCAGCATGAGCAGTATAAGGATAATATAACTTATCATGTAAAGTAGAAGTTAAGTCTGCTCCGGCCACAGAGGATTCGGCTTGTAAAGACCAATCATCAATATTTCCTTCTGTTGATCCATCTGCTCTTACCGGACGACCATTCGGACGACTTAATCTGATAATTCGAATATCAAAATCATCAAAAGGTTTAAATCTATTTAATCCTATGGTGTGATCAAAAGAAACAGGAGCAGTTGTTCTAGCAGCATGAACTACTTGACCATTATTTTGATTTGAAAAAAGAGTTTTGTAAGGACTAAAAACTCCATCTAATTTAGTTCTAATTTGAAAAGCATAAATTGCTCTGCCCTGTTCTTTGTCTCCATTTGTATTATTATAGAGTATCAAAGAGCCATAATTAATTCGTATAGTTACTTCATCGATCTGAGTTCTACGAGCTGCCGATAGTCCAAAATTCGGACCTGAAGAAGGGCCTGAAGCAGGAATAACAATAGCTGCTCCCCCTTGATCAGTATAGTTCTGCCCAGTAGGATATCCTGCGGTATCATAAGCAGTAAAACCTTCTGGCATAGGCTTAGTCTGAGGAATAACTTTTGCACTACCAGTTCCTGTAATTGAAACTCCGGCCGACACTCCATTTACATCTTGTATAGGTACTTGGTCTCCCGTACCTCTTCGAAACTGAAGAGTAGATCCGTCGTTTTTTGATATATCTTTATCAGACCCTGGACTAGTACTATCAAAAGTTGCTTTATCTCGAATATAAAATTTTGCATTTGTTACATTATTGACTATACTTGAAGTGCTTGTAAAAGTAGTAGTAGAAGGTATGCTTTGAATTTCTACTGCTTGATAGAGACAAAGTGTAAATGTATCAGTTAAGCTTATATCTAAATTTCGTGGATTTTGTGAGAAGTATACTCCTGCGTTAGTGCTTACGTCTCCTACGCTAATTTGAACTTCATACTGAGACCCAGTAGTACTCTTTAAAACTCCGAATTTTAGCGCATCATTAATGGTTGACCAACTAGAGTCAAAAGAGCCGCTGGGAGCTGTCGCAAGAGAGTAAGTTCCATCACTTGTTGCATATTGTATACCTAGACTAGTAAGAACCAAAGTTTTTGCTTCTATTACTGCTAGTTTTGATACATCTACATCTCTTAGTGCTATTCCTTGCACAGTATATGTTTTAGTTGTAGTTCCTGTAGAACTAAGCGTAGCCATTACACTGGCAGCGTTTGATTTAGTAAAGGAGCCTACTGCTGTTGAATTTTCAAACGAAATATTATCAACAAAAACAGAATTTTTTCCGTCAACTAAACCATAAATAGGCCCTTCGCAAAGCATATCGACAAAGCCAATATTTTGCTTCGAGGATCCTATTCCTGCCATCTTCCCTACTGGGACAAACATTCCATGAAAATTCATATTATGATCCCACCCAATCTATTAAGTCTTGTGAGTTGTTCGGATCTTTAGTATGGTCCGGAGCAGCGTCACCACCACTAGAGCTATACCCACCTGGGTCATAAGGTTCTACCGAGTCCGATGCTGGTTGAGCGATATCTGTAAATCCTCTATTTTCATTTTTTATTCCAAAGGAAATGGGTCTTCCAGGAATTCGTAACTCTCCATAAAGCACAGGTACTGGGTCTCCTTCTAATATTGTCTGTCCTGCTCCTTGAAAAAGATAACTCTCATCTTGTTGTACTGAATCGTCTACCGAAGGGTCAGGTGCCATCATTTCTTGCAATCCTGTCATTGCTAAGTTTATTGCTACCATTGCCATAAATTTACCGAAACCAGTTAAAGTTGCTGCTGCAGCACCGGGTCCAGATCCAAGTAAAAAAGCTTCTCGTAATCCAGGGGTCATTAAAATAACAGCAATAACCACCGCTGCAATTATTTTTCCAATACCTCCTTTACTACCCATAGGCATTGCAGAAATAATCATATCTCCTTCTTTATAATTAAGAAGGAGCTCTTCTTCTTTTTGGATACCTTTACCATTTATTTGGCAAACAAAACCTATACCCTTTTCATAGCATTCTGTAATATACTGACGAAAATCATCAAAGTTTGCATTTAAGCAAGACATAACATCCGCAAAAGAATTTGCCTCTATTTCAAATTCTGAGCCAAATCTATCTGCTATTTCACCTTCTAAATATACTTTACGCAACATGACGATAAATTCCTACTAAATGCTGTATCCAGAAAGGGTATAAATTTTCTCTGCACGATAATCGATTTTCTGCATGATGAAAAAATATATCATTTCCTAAATATACGCCGCAATGATTTGCAACTTTTTCTCTAATTTTAAATATTAAAACATCATTTTTTTCGGGAGAATCCACTTTTCTATGATTCCAATTTTTAATATTTTCTTCTGTAAAATAGTCTAAGTCATTATTCCACCAGTCATCTTCAAAAGGCTCTCTTGGAGGAATAAATATGTTTTCTTTTTCTAACCAGTCTCTCATTGCTTCAAAACAATCTTTTATCCCAAATTCATACTCTCTACCTATTAAGGGGTATGCTCTTTTTTTCGGCTCTACTATATTTAGTTCCATATCCGGGTAGCTAAAAATATAGTAAGGTACTCCTAAAGCATTACAACAATCTATATCATGTTCTGATGCTTTGTTTGATGCATCTGGGTGATTATGAACAATTCCTAAAATATCCGCTTTACTTTTTATATTTAAGTAGTCTTTTGATGATAGTACAAAATTTTCTGTTCCTTTTGCTAAATTTTCACAAGGAAACCACTGTCTTTTACCTTTTACAATACCAATTACACCACACGCTTCTCTAGGATATTCTTTTTCAAAATGCTGCTGTATTTCTTCAATCATCGGAACTGCTTCGATCCTGGGAATCCTCCGAAAGGTAAATGCATTTGTTTATTGAAATCCGCATCTTCTACCCATTTATCACTACTATTTAATGACGCGGCAGAGCTAATATCTGCATCTATAGTTATAGTATAGTCATTAGTAGTATTAGTTGCTGCTGAAATTGTTTTTGTTCCCGATAAAGCTGTGCGTAAGTTACCACCTTGACTTACATAAATAATAACTTCGTCTCCCACTTCAAATCGATGAGCATCTGCAAAAGTAATAGTAGTTTTTGTAGTATCTCCAGTAGCTGAAGCCACCGCTGTGAAATTTTTTATATACTTTTGAAATCTTATCTTACAAGAATCTAAAACTTTTCCACATACATCTATTCTTTTCCAATACCGTCTAAATATTCGAGGGTCTTTTGCGCCATGAGCATGAGGAAGTATAGCTTCCCAAATCTGCCTTTGGTTTGTTCCGCTTTCTTCTGTAAATACTTTGTCGCCCACTCCTGCGGCTGTTACACTATAATTTCCTCCAGAAATATTGGACCAGTTTCCTAAAATTCCCGTTATTCTATTATTGTCTTTATCAATATACCCACCTTGATCTGCCGCAGTATATCCCCAACTGCAGCCCCCTCCAAACCCTAAAGCTTTACCTTGATACTGCCAACCACAATATTTTCCCACAACTCTTCTTGCGGGTATTGTTATACCTTCTACATCCATAGGAGATGCTAGTTCAAAAGTTGCAATGATATTATTTTCAGATGCAACTCTATCAATAAAATAAGTTTGACTAGGAAATTCCGGAGGATTAGTAGTATCTAAAGCAGACTCAAAAGCTCTTCTATATACAATCTTTGTTCCAATTAAATCATCATTTGTTTCAAAAGGAAGAGTTAAATCTGAATCGTTTCTAATTGCTTGAACACCTACCATTTCTTTACTGTCTGCTGTTTTTGTTAAAGCAGGAATATTGGCAATAGCGAGAGTGGGTCTAGCAATTGTACCTGAAGAAGCTACTTCTTGCCCTGTTAATTGAATAGGAATAGCATAGTATTCGTTTCCATCAAAAGTTACAGTTGCATTTCCTCCCTGTTCTAATCCTGGAAATAAATGAAAAGTTCCTGTAGTATCAGTCGCACTTTTTGGATGTCCTGGAAGAGTAATATCAAAAAACTCTAGTATAGGATCATCTATTTCATTTAACTGTACTGTATCTATTACGTCTGTCATTACGGTTCATACACTCTTTTAAAAGTTGCGGAAAGATTATGAACAGTTGTTTGTATATATGAAACACTGTAGTCATCACAAGTTACTTTCATTTGAGTTTCTCCATCAAAGTCAGTAACTGTGAATGGAAAAGCTTTTGCAGCAAAATTATCAAAAAATTTAGCTAATCTATTTATTTCTGCGCTGGAACGATTTTTAAATGTTACTCTGAATATATCATCTTTTGGATTTATTCCGTGTCGTACTCTTTGAGAGTACCCATCTCCAAATTGTGCTGTAAGTACACGTTGTTTTGTCTTTTTATTTAATCCTCGATCAACAGTAACTTTTACATCAGAAGGCGGATGAGTTATAGTAAGAGTGGTATCATTCGCAATAGCAGTACTTATATTATTATTTAAAGTAATTCTTTTATTCGGAATATCTATAGAACTTATTGTTGAGCTAGAAGGAACATTAGTTCCTGATACCTTATCTCCCACAAAAAATGAACTCACTGTAGCAACAGAAACTATTGCTTGACTTGTGGCAGCTTCTGCAGTTGTTTTTACAGTTGTAGAAATTGAGTCTGCAGGAATTGTCATTGTAAACTCTGCCATTATGCTACTCCCATTGGATTAAGAATACCGCCCGCTCGTTTTTGATTTATT